TGACAGACACTTAATATTTTTTGGAACAGAAACAACTATAGGTACATCAAGTACAAGAGATGAAATGTTTATCCGGTTCTCGGACCAAGAATCTATTGATGCAACAACATCATATGCACCTAGTGCAACTAACACTGCTGGTACACAAAGACTAGCAGATGGATCAAAAATTGTAGGGGCTATTAGAGGTAGAGATGCAATTTACGTTTGGACTGATACGTCTTTATTTATTATGAGATTTGTTGGCGCTCCATTTACTTTTTCATTTCAACAAGTTGGTACAAACTGTGGATTAATTGGAAAAAACGCAGCCGTAGAGGTTGATGGTTCTGCTTATTGGATGTCAGAGAATGGTTTCTTTAGATACACTGGTAAACTAGAATCACTACCATGTTTAGTTGAAGACCATGTTTACGATGATATTAATACAATTCCAAAACAACACATTAATGCAGGATTAAATAACTTGTTTGGTGAAGTAATGTGGTTCTATCCTAACTCAGGATCAGGAACAGTAAACAGGGTGGTAACTTATAATTATCTAGACTCAAGTCCCCAGCGACCAGTATGGACTACAGGAACATTAGCTAGAACAGCGTGGCAAGATTCTGCTGTATTTGGTAAACCTCACGCAACAGAATATGATGAAGATGGTACAACAGCTACAACAGATACAAATTATATATTTGGTAATAGTGATGGCACATCTACATACTACGAACATGAAACAGGATTAAATCAAGTTAAAGAAGGTGCAACTACAGCTATTGCTGCTAACATAGAATCAGGAGACTTTGATATAGGTGCAGGAGGCTTAAGTGGTGCAGGCAATGATGGTGAGTTTATGATGAAAATAAGAAGAGTGATACCAGACTTTTTAACACAAACAGGAGATGCCGTAGTTACTTTAAATTTAAGAGACTTTCCAAATGACACGCAAGCTAGTTCTACATTAGGACCATTTACCATTACAAGTGGTACACAAAAAATAGATACACGAGCTAGAGCGAGATCTATATCTTTGAAAATAGCTAATACAAGCACAAGTCAGTTTTGGAAACTAGGCACATTTAGAATAGACTATCAACCGGATGGAAGAAGATAATGGCTAGAATTGTACAATCCTTAACACAACCCAATAGAGAATACGATCAACAAGTACAGCAATCATTTGTTAGAGATGTTGATAGTGTAATACAGAAACTTAACACAACGTTTCAACAAGATGTAAAAGACGAAGTTGAAGCGTTTAACTTTTTTTTAGCATAATGGCAAATTCTTTTGTAAATAAAAAAGCTGATTTAACATCAACAAGTGCTACAACACTATATACTGTACCCACAGCTACAACAGGTGTAATTAAATCTATATTAGTATCTGAAGACTCTGGTAATGCTGATACCATAACAGTGACGATTACAGACACCAGCGATAACGTATTTAGCTTATTTAAGACTAAATCCATATCAGCTAATGCAACAACAGAATTATTAACAAATCCTTTAGTTTTAGAGGAAAGTGAAGTATTAAAAGTAACAGCAGCAACTGCAAATAGACTACACGTCGTGCTGTCTGCTCTAGAAATTAAACCTAGAGATACTATAACATAGTCTTGATTTACTAGGAAAAACCTAGTAAGTTGATAAATTCAGGTGAAATTCCTGCCTTAAGAATTTAACTAAATAAACATATGATAACAAGAGCTCAAATGCAAAGACAGTTACGTAATAATGGCGGAATAATGACCGTTAAAACTATCCGAAAAAAATATGGGTTAGGTAGTAGCTTAAAAAGCTTTGTTAGAAAAATAATACCAAATGAAATAGCAGATGTTGCAGTTAAAGCTGCACCTTTTGTTGCACCTTTTAATCCAGGAGCAGCAGCAATAATGAGAGGTGTTGGAAGATTTGATCAAAGAGGTAGTATTAGTGATGCTCTAAAACAAGGGGCATTAACTTATGCTGGAGGACAAGGTCTTAGAATGTTAGGTGGTGCAGGGCTTCAAAAAAGTTTTTTAGGAACACCAGGAGATAGATTTACTTCACCATTTGGAACAGATACAGGTTTAGGTAAGTTTTTTAAATCAGAGCAATTATCAGATGTAGAAAAAGCAGAACGGGGTTTTAATATTGGTTCAACAAAAAAAAGATCAGGGTCTAAATTTATGCAAACAATTGCTGACAAGATTACAAAAACAGTACCTGTTTTAGACAGACTTCCCGACAAAGTATTGCAAGCAGTAACAGTGGGTGGTATTACAGCTGGAGCTTCTTTATTAGCTAGTTATTTTCAAGGAGAGTTTAGACCACAAGAAGAAGGTGAAAGCATAGAAGATTATTTAGCTGCAAGAAAAGAAGCAGTAGGAACTCAAATGAGAAGTTATATGGATAACTATTTTAAATTTGACAAAGAATATTCAACTATGACTGATGCACAAAGAGATCAATTTGTTGCAAGATACAATGTTCGTGATGGTGGTAGAATAGGATATGCACTAGGTGGCAATGAATTACCACCAGATCCTACAACACCTGTAAATCCTTTTAAACCAAAACCAATAGGACCTGTATTACCAAATAAAATGATGGCATCTGATGAAATATCAATAGACAAAATAGAAATGTTAATTAGAAGAGGTGCTGACAATGATCTTATAAAAGAAATGACAGGTGCCTCAGATGGTGTAATTAATCAAATAAGAACTGTTATGAGCAGAAAAAAACAAGCAGGCGGCGGTATAATGGGAGTGCCTGTAAGAATGAATTCTGAAGGAGTTAAAGAATTAGATATGAGAAAGACTGGCGGTTTTGTCCCAATTGGTGTAAAAGAAAAGGCAGATGACGTTCCAGCAATGTTATCTAAAAATGAATTCGTAATGACAGCTGATGCAGTAAGAGCTGCAGGCGGTGGTAGCATACAAAAAGGAGCACAAAGAATGTATGACACAATGAAAAAATTAGAGAGTAGGGTAGCATAATGGCAATAACAGAACAAAGAACATTACCACCAGAATATATAGAAGCAGCACAGAAAACGTTTCTAGCTGATCTTACAAGACAAGCTGGTATACCAAGTATCACAACTGCAACAACACAACAACCAGGTGAAACAGCAGAAATGTTTGCAGCAAGACAAGCACAAGCTCAACAATTTGGAATTACAAAAGCTGGCATGGCTGCTCTTGCACCACAAGTTGCACCTGAATCACAATTACAAATTGATGCTAGAGGTTTAGCAAGCGGTCTTGGATCTTTTCAACCTTTCTTAACAAAAGCTGGAGAAGCAGCAACAGCAGCCACTGGAGTAACAGGACCTATGACAGAAGCACAAAGAACTGCTTATATGTCCCCTTATCAATCAGCTGTTATTCAAACAACATTAGATGAATTTGACAGACAAGCAGACGCACGAAAAGCTCAACAAGCCGCACAAGCATTAGGTACACCTGGTGCATTTGGTGGTGGTAGAGAAGGTGTATTACAAGCTGAATACGCTTCAGCAAGCGACAGGAATCGAGCGGCTTTAGAAGCAGGATTATTACAACAAGGTTTTCAACAAGCAGAATCAGCACGACAACAAGATTTTGCAAATCAACTAGGATTAGCTAATTTACAAGCTGGTTTAGGAGCAAGATCTCAAGACTTTACTAGAGCACAAATAGCTGGTCTTGGTACATTAGGTGCACAACAACAAGCACAACAACAAGCAGTATTTGATGCACAAAGACAAGCAGCACAAATGGCTGTTGATGATCCAAGAAGAAGACTATCAATGCTAGGTGCAGGTATCACTCAACTAGTTCCAGGTGCAGGAGCTGTAACAATAGCAGATGCACCAGCAGCACAAAGTTCTAGTCCGTTAGCTACAGCGTTAGGTCTTGGTTTAGCAGGTGCTGATATCTATGGAAGGTTAATTAAGTAATGAGAGTATTAAAAAGACCAATGTTTAGAAAAGGTGGGTCTACAGGTGAAGGTATTATGACTGGACTTGTGGATCGAACTAAACATTCCGATGATCCTTTTGTAACAGGTATTGGTAAAAGAGCAGATCCATTACAAGTTGATTTTGAAAGTTTATTAAGAAGAGCTACACCAAAAGCTAGAATTCCTATAGGTGAAATAGGTTTAAATTTAGCTTCAGGAGATTTTGCAGGTGAAGGATTTTTAAGAAACTTACTTGGTTCTGCAAGAAAACCTCTTACACAATTTACTAGAGCTGATGATGCAAGAGAAGCAGCAATTAAAGGTGGCGCTGCTAAATTAGCAATAAATCAAGCTATGGCCGAAAGAACTGCAATTATTAAAAATAAATTAAGAAATTTACCTTATAGAGATAAAATAAGATATTTAATGGAAAAATTACAAATGACAGAAGCAGAGGCAATAAGATATGCTGAAACAAGTAAAACAGATTATACAAAAGGAACACGAGAAGATAAAATTCAAGAGGCAGAAAAAAATATTATGGGCGCTAACAAAAGAGCTAAAGCTCAATATAAAGTAGATTATGAAGCTAAAATACCAATTGCTAAAAGAGGTGGAAAATTTATACAAAGTAGAGATAAGAAATTTCCTAAAAATCCTTTTCAAGGTGGTGTTTATTTTGATGTACAGACAGGAATATTATATGAATTTAAAGGTGGGGACCCAAATAATATAAATAATTACGAAGACGTTACTAAAGATTATAAATAGGAGGTTAAATGGCTGAAGAGTTTATAGATCCGGATAGCTATTTTAGTCTCTCCCCAGTCGAAATGGGTAACGAGCGTAATGCAATTACAGCTGCTGTTGCAGGTATTGTATCTGGAATTATCAAAGTTCCTGAAGGTGTTATTTCATTAGGTGCAGAACTTATTGATGCAGGTTTTGATACAGACACAGCTGCTAAAGTAGAAATAGCTTTTGATAAATTTAATATTTTTGAAGAAGTAGCAGAAGAAAGAGCTGCTGGAAAACTAACACAAGCTTTAGTTCAACTTGGTGTTGGTGGAGGTATTGGTTTTAAATTAGCTAGCTCTGCTATTAAAGCAAAAAAAGCCGGTAATTATGCTAATCTTAAAAGTCTCAATTTACAAAAAGCTGCGAAGAAAGCATCTGATTTTAATAAAACTATAGGTAAAAAAAAATTTGTTGCGGGTATAGCGGGAGGTTCTGTAGGAGAAGCTTTTGTTGCTGATGTAGAAGAAATAGGTTCATTTGGTGATGCTTTTCAAGCTGGCCCAACACAACTAGAAGAGGTAACAGATGAAGGTGGTAGAGAAGATGCTACTAAAAAATTATTTAATAGATTAAAGTTTGGTGCTGAAAGTCCTGTAACTATGTTATTTGGATATGGAGTGGGCAAAGGTATTAAAGCTGCGGTTACAAGAGGACGAAGAATAGAATTTAGTAATTCACAATTAGATAAACATTTTAATAAAATATTTTCTGCATTAAGGGCAAGAGGCGCAAAACCACAAGAAATATTTGAAGCTAAAATGGCAGAGAAAGGTGCTACCATGGCTGATACTAACAGAGCCATGGAATTAGTAAAAACAATAGACTCTGATGTTGACTCTATATTTCCAAGTATTAAATCTACATTTGATAAAACAACTGACAAGAAAAAAGCAGAAGTATTTAAAGAATTAAATGATGCTATGTTTTCTGGAGATTTAAGTAAAGACATTCCAAAAGAAGCTTCTGGAAAACTACATAATATATTAAAAAATAATAATGCATCAACAGAAACAATAGAAAATCTTTTTACATCTTTAAGAGGTGCAAGAAAAAGTTTTACAGAATTAATACAAGCATCATCAAATGCACCAAAAGATATACAAACTCTTAAATCATTAATGGGTAAAAGAGTACAAGAGTATTTAGGTAATACCTATAAAATATTTGAAGATAAATCTGTATTACCTTTTTTAAATTATGCACCAACAGAAGAAGCTGTAAAAAATGCAGAAAAATTTTTTAAACAATACGCTGCAAAAAATGGTAGGAGACTTACTGATTTTCAAGCAAAAAGTATTGTAGAAACAGTTGTTAAATCTGCGCAAAAACAAAAAACACCACCAGGATTACCTTTTAAATATGCAAAAGATACTGCATCTGATGAAGGCATGGAAATAGATAAATTTTTAAAAAATGTTATTACAGAACGAATAAGACCAGAACGTTTATTAGCTGAAGTAAAAGGCAAAGACAAAAAAGTTATACAAGAATTATTTGGTAAAATAGAAGATCCTAGATTTTCTATTTATAATAGTATGACAAAACTGTCTGCAATAGCTAGGAAAAACGAATTATTTGAAAAATTAGCTAAACAAGATGATGCTATTAAAGCTAGAGTTAAAAAAAATACACCTGTAGGTGCTAGAGTTAAAAAAAATACACCTGTAGGTGCTAGAGGTTTT